CTGGTATACTGGTATAGGGCCAGCCGTGAGCATCCTTATGAGACCCCGGAGCGGTAAAAGCATCAAGCCAATGGCGGCAGCTATCATTTTTTAGAAAATCTTTGTAAATTTTTTTAGCTTTACGTTGGCCGGTTTTGGCCGGTTGTTGGTCGGTTGTTGGCCGGGTCTCGAATGCCCGTCGACCGGTTAAGAAAATACAAGCTTCAATCAAGAGTGTTAGAAAAAACATTATAACAAAATATAGGGTTGAGCTTTCAATTTTTAAAAAGCCGATAGAAGCGGTTTCAACCCCTGCCGAGTATACCAGGGTGGGCATGGCGGTTTTAACGCCCTGTGAGCTAATCTCAGCACTTAGTCTGTTAATTTGCGTCATATACCCTGGTATATCTTTGGGCTGATTTTGGAAAAGTTGGTTTTTTTTGCTCTCAAGCTCTAAAATCCGGTTACTTTCCCATTCTGACAGTCCTATAATTTTTTTATTTTTTGGGTTATATTCAAGGATACCGGCGTTTTGTTTCAGGTGATTGAGCTGAATATTAATCTCTTTGTTCCAGAGACCGACAACTTCATTGGCTAATAGCTGCCAATGTTGGCCGAGTCGTTGGACGTGTTGGATATTAAGACCTTTGACCTCGCGGCTGAATTGCAGTAAGTTGATGCCCGTACTCATAAAGGCAACGCCCAGGTAAATTATGAGCGCGAGCTTTAGCCGTGACATAAACATAGATGGTATTGAGACCAGGCGGGAAAGCTCCAGGACAGACGGTATTGCCCAGGACAGAACATTACCAAATAGAAAAAGATAAAATAGGTATTGATGGTATAGAGTCAAGATCGTAAAAAGCACACAGACCAGGGCCCAGGAACCGCGGGTTATAAGATTTTTTAGCCTGGGTTTTTTCATCCTTTTTTATGTTCGATTTCGATAGAATCAATATTGATTTTATTTCTCAATTCGCTTAGTTCTTCAATTTTCCAAGCAGCAAACATAGACAAAATGGTTTCGATAGTTCCTTTTTTTGAATTATTAACAAATGGATGTTTTTTCATTTCTTCATAAAAGAGATTCACATCACTTGACAGCGCGACCGTGATGGCTATTTTTTTGGAGTCTTTCTTAATGCGTAACATATTACCTCCGTAATAGTGGATTATAATTTATCTATACTTAAAAGTCAACTAAAATAATAAAAAAAATAAAAAAAAGTGCTAAAAAGACTTGACAAAGGTTTTTTAATTTGATAAAATTAACGTGTACCTGGAAGGTACGCAAAAACTGGAGATAACATGAGATTTAAAGACACACGCGACCGCGTCGAGGAAAACGCGGGAGGGCTTATTGCCAAGATCAAAAAGCTTGAAACATTAGATCAAAAAATCAGAATCATTGAAGGTCTGGAAAATTGGGAAAATGACCAGGGGCTGACGACCTTATTTTTAAAGTTCAACTGCATAAGGGATGGTATTAACAGGCAGATAAAGACCCATATTTCTATTATCAATCAACTGAGCCCCGTATTGACAGGGGGTCGGGCATGAAGCTCATTGAACTAAAAACAAAGATCGAATTACTTAAACATTTACAGAATGAAAAGGGGTTGTAAAAGCATGAGGCTTTTAAAATAAATAAACTGGAGGTAAAAATGAGTAAAAAAAAGCCAAGACCTGACGTTGTTGTCAGGTTGATGGCGGTAATCCGGCGCGGGACTCGATCGGCGATGCTATGGTCAGAACCGTTCGATTGTCAGAATGATAAAAATATGCAACGGTTATATGATTCAGTAAATATTATTTACATGGATCCTAAACGGGCAGGCGATTTGGACATTTTCGCGACGGGTAAGAAAAAACAAAAAAGTGAGGTAAAAAATGAGACAAGATCAAAATGTAATCGATATGGAAGTTAAAGCAGGGAAAAAACCGATAAGCATGGTCCCTATCTTCCGTATGCCAGAAAGGGTCGGCCAATTGCCGAAACCTCTTACAATTCAAGGGCTGCGAGATCAAGAGAAGAATTGTAAAGACCTGTTCGAGTACATGAAGGAACAAAACGTACACCCCAAGACAGGTAAACAGCTAAAATTTGAAGAGGGAGGGCTGATTGTTGAGCTGCCAGGGATAAAGCGGCCGTTCGTACCAGAGCCCGGGCTTGAAACTATAATGCGATTTTTTCAACTTGGCAGGGGCGCGGCTTATAAAGAAGTCATTATGCTGCCGGATGTGATTGCCCAGGATGGTAAAAAAATCCAAGGGCACATAAAGGTAAAAGCTTGGGTGCAGGTTTTTAACAAGACAACCGGTGAGACCGTGTATATCCTGGAGGGGTCGGCCAGTACTATGGAGTCGCTCCATAGGTTCCGCGGCGAAAAACGCAAGTGTCCGAAGTGTGAAAAAGAGTCGATAATAGTAGGTAAGGCCGAGTACGGCGGCGGCTGGTTGTGCTGGAAAAAGAAAGACGGCTGCGGTGCCAAGTTCGATATCGACGACCCGCTGATAACAGATCAAAAGCTTGGGCAGTTTGAAAACCCAAACCCATACGACCAACACAACACAATTGAAGAGGTCGCGGTTATTCGAGCGTTGCGGAAGATAATAAAATACACCGGAATGAGCCGATATTTTATAACCGATCTAACCGCTATAAGCACAGGAGAGCCGGAACCAGAACCGGAGAATAAAAAAGCAGAGCCGGAAAAAACCAAGAAAAAAGCAGAGCCGGGGAAAAACAGGGAAAAAGAAAAAACTGATCCCCCTGCAGGGCAGGAAAAAGAGAAAATAAAAGGAGGGCAGGAAAAGGAAAGAAGAGAAAAAATTGAAGCCCTGGAAAAGATATTATTCGATAAGCTTGTTACGGTAGATGCTGTCAAGGAATGGTTAGAAAAAAATCACAAAATAAAAAGCTTGAATGATATTAAAACGCAAATGAAATACCGGTCGATATATGAGGCAGCGGTGAAGATATGAAGCTACACGGGCGCGAGTTCATCTTTGACAAAAAGCGGCACCGGTATAATATCGAAAACAAGCCGGTGCCGTCTCTCTCCTCGGTGCTCAATTTTTGGTACGGTGATTTTGGTTGGGATACAAGCCGCAAAATTATAATCCAATATTTAAAAGAACAGCGATCGCGTAGCCAGGTCTGCGAAAACCTGGACTATTTTGATACTGAGATCGACCGACTGGAAGGTGAGCGTGAGGCGGCAGACCGGGGCCGACGCGTACACCTGGCATGTCAATATTACGCACAGGGGATATTGAAACCAGAGAGTTTAAAAACCCAGTCAGATGATTTGACCGGGTATATAGAAGGGTTTAAAAAGTTCTTTGATGACCATTTTATAGCAGGCAAAGCCGAAGCCGAGGTCAAGCGTTATATTACCTATTTGGGCTATATGTTTTGTGGTATGAGTCTTGACCTGGTATACCGCAGGAATAGGGTTATAATAGAGATCAAGACCGGTGTTGAGCCGGTCAAAACCTTTTACGGCTGGAGCCGGTATGACATGCAGATAAACGCGCAAATCAAGAGTATGGCGAGTACGAAAAAACCGGTTGAAACCTGGACAGGGTTTTTGTTATATCTATATCCTGGCGGGGAATATAAATGTTATGAGAAAAAACACATCCCGACACTTGGCAACCAGTTTATAGCAGCTTTGACCGGCTGGTATAACAGGTATTACAAAAATTATAAAAAGGAGGTCACATGAAAATAAGTTTTAAAAATTACGACAAATTAATGGAAAGGTGGGACAAAAGAATTGATGATTTATCTTTGAAAAACCCACCTGCTGCGCTCGCGGTCTCTGAATGCAAAGCTGATATAATTGATTATTTATTGACTGATATTACAGAGTACTCGCGCGAGTTTGAAGAAAAAGAGAAACCACAGGAGGTCACATGAAAAAAAACACAGCGCCGATAAAGCGCACACAGCTTGTAAAACAGGGTCAGATTATGGCCTATTTTGCATGGCTAAAGACCAGCGCCCAGATCAAGAGCCTGGAGCGCACTTTAACCGGTATATTAAAAAAGGCGGAAACGGTCAATGCCGATGATATACCGGCTCTTATGGGTGAGCTAAAGTTTCTCAATAAAGAGATCGAAGTCGAGCGAAAAAAGATTAATGAGCCGATCAATTTAATTAAATCTGAAAATCAGAAAATTTACCAGCCAATGCTCGACCAGGTTAAAACCGCGTTAGAGGCTTTACATCGAATTTGCGTCGCCCATGTTCGAGCTAAAGAGGCTGCGGCTGATAAAGCGCAGGCTGAGCTCGACCGGAAAGCCGAAGAGTTGCGGGCCATACAGGAAAGCAATGCCGCGGATGCACGGGCAATGGGAAAACAAGTTGCACTTGAGACGCCGATAATACCGATAGTAGCGCCGACAATCGCGCCGGTGGAATACAACAAACAGGACATACCCAAAAGGGTTGATATTACAGTTGATGATTTCAGAAAGTTTGTGCTTTACGTTACAATATCCAACAATGATGAATTATGGGATTGTATACAGTTTAATGGCACGTCTATCTTGCAACGGATTTGTAAAAGGAATCCTGGAAAGACAGACATACCAGGGATTGAAGCCGAGTACATACCGAGTTTGAAAGCATTTACCGGCTGAGCTCGAAACAGACACCCGGGACCCTACCAGGGGTCCCGGGCATCTTATGAGACAATACAAAACATACAAAGAATTAACACCGGGTGGTGAATTTATTTGTAACCATTTCGGGTTAATTCTTTTGTCAATTTTTATAGTTTTATTACTGGTTGCACTTTGGTTAGGACTATGGGCGACCAGGGGATGCGCAGAAAGATGTGACCTTGAATTGCAGTATATAAAAAAAGACCAGCCGGCGGCTCTTGTTTCGTGTTCTTTAACCTCCAGTTTAGGTCATGTGTCAAGCCGCCGGTTGGCTGCATTTTTATCCCATAACTATTTTTATAGCCCGGTAAGCCCAGGTTTGTTACCTCCTTGCCTGGACACATGCTTACCGGGCGCCGCAATATTAAAAATTTAAAAGGAGTATAAAAATGGACAAAGATGATTTAGTTAGTATTTTTTATGATTACAAATTTTCAAGAGAAGAATTAGAAGAAATCGCCAGGAAATTTGCCGGAAAATGGAAAGAAAAAATAGACACCGAGGATGAAAAAAAATCAGTAATGTCTCAATACAAAGCCAAGCTTGACGAGATGGAAGCGGCAATATCAAGCCTTACCGCAAAGCACCGAGATAAAAAAGAAATAAGACAAATTGATGCCGAGTTGAGATTGAACCATGATACAAAACAAAGAGAATATTACAATCCTGATACTGGCGAATTATTGAAAAAGGAAGGTTTCAGGAACGGAGATTGTCAAAGGAAATTATTATAAGACACAAAACTTAAATCGGAGTTAATTATGATTATCAATGCAAAATTTATAGTCAATGAAAATGAGAAACCAAAAGAGGGGTATATTCACGGATTTACCCATGATTGGAAAATCAACTCTTCAAAGGTTTTTGTATCTGAGAAGAAAACAGGAGTTCTTTTCTGCTTACCAATCACAGATGTATTCCTAAATACTGATTATCAAAATGCTACATTGGATGAAATTTATTGTATTTTGTGTGATGTTGAAGCGCATGTCAAATATCTGCGTGATGCTGCACAGTCAGGCTCTTAAGGGACAGGAGATCAAGATGGACAGAAAAACAAAAGAGGCTGCGTTGGTCGAAGCGATTAATAGATTTATCTCCAGTGATGAAGAATTTCAGATAAACCGTGCGGCTAATATAACATGGATGGTGGATTCACTTTTCATGATTATGAGCAGATTTGATTTCAGCAAAAAGGAACGTAATTTTTTTAAAGGCTCTGGTAGGGCATACACGCGCAGTAAGATTAATGGGTTGATGTCTAAGCTAAGGGAGCTAAAAAGTTATTTAACAGAGATTGAGAGATAATGAAAATGTTACTCGATTCAATGAACCCGGTAAGCCTGGCGATAGATCGGTTAAAGAAATATGAACCGGGCGAGGGATATTGGCTGGCCTTTAGCGGTGGAAAAGACAGTCAGTGTATTTACCATCTTGCGAAAATGGCGGACGTGAAGTTTGATGCGCATTACAATATAACAACAGTGGATCCTCCTGAGTTGGTACGATTTATTAAGCATAATTACCCGGATGTTAAGATGGAAAAACCGGAGTTGACCATGTGGCAGCTTATACCACGGACAAAAATACCGCCAACAAGAAAAATTAGATATTGCTGTAGGGCGTTAAAAGAGCGCGGCGGCGAGGGTCGCGTTGTCTTAACCGGGATAAGAGCGGAAGAAAGCTACCGGCGACTAAACGCTTGGAAGATATTTAATCCAATAGGTGAGTTAACAACGCCCAAAAGCAAAAGAAATAGAAAGAAAACAATTATAAACCCGATTTTAGATTGGAATTTATATCACGTCTGGACGTACCTGGAAGAGAATAAAATTGATGTATGCACATTGTATGATGAACTTGACCGGCTGGGTTGTATAGGCTGCCCGTTACAGGGGGGGAAAGGACAGCTAAGAGATTTCGCCCGCTGGCCTACATACAAGAAAAAATATATCAAAGCTTTTGACCAAATGGTAAAAAATAGGGAAAAAGATAAAATGAAAAGGTTTTGGCGGGACGGGCAAGATGTTTTTGATTGGTGGATTAAGTGATAAGAGGGAGGTTGTCATGATAGACCATAAATTTAAAGTGATTATTCCAAAGACAAAATACTATTTCCATGTCTATGTTTTTCAAAAGAACAAAGATATGTATTTACATTATAGCAAAATACAAAAAAAACACCCGGACATAATGACAGAAAAAAGAGATTATGATGCCATTGTAATCAGTTTGAAAATTGAAAGACCATATTTAAATAAAAAATCATGGAAAATCGGTGAGGTTTTATTTGTAGAAAATAAAATCGGCTCCGGTTTAATTGCCCACGAATGTTGTCATATGGCATTTTGGGTTGAATGTTTACTGAATGATAATACTGAATTTTTAAAAACAGGTACTGAGGAAAGATTTTGTGGATTAGTAGATAGGTTTATGAGAAAAATAGTAGGTAAATTTTATGAGTTAGGAATGTATGATGGATATTAAAACGATAAAAGGTGAAGGCTTAAAATGCCGAAAAGATTGATAGACGCAGCGGTACTAAACAAGACGTTTATGCGCCAGGCGCCGACCGTGTATAAGTTATTTTGGATTTACCTCTTTACAAATTGCGATCATGCCGGGATTTGGGAGCGCGATTTTGATCTTGCGAGTTTACTCTGCGGGGGAAAAATCGATGGCGATCGTGCACTAAAATATTTTAATGAGGAAAAAACCAGGGTTGTACCGCTTGACAGCCGGGCAAAATGGTTTATCCCGGGATATATTGAGATACATTACAAGGGCGGTTTGGTTGCCGGGAATAACGCCCATGATTCTGCAATTGCTATATTAAAAAAGCTAAAATTGATAAATAAAAAAAATGAAATTATAATCCCTGGAGATACCAGGATTATCAACAAAATAGCAGACCCTGACCAGGCCCAGGGGAGCCCCTGCCCAGGGGCTCTGAGAGAGAGAGAGGAAAAGGAAAGGGAAAAGGAAAGGGAAAAGGAAAGGGAAGGCCAGGGGCTCAACATACCGCCAACACTTGACCAGGTGGAGAAATGCTTTATACAAAAAGGGCTTTCCCAGGGCAAGGCAAAAATAGAGGCTGAGATATTCTTCAATCATTATAAATCTAAGGGCTGGCTTGTCGGGCGTAATAAGATGAAAAACTGGCACGCATCGGTTGCGGGATGGATAAGCAGGAAAAAGTCCAGGGGCGAGCTAAACCTGGAGGTCGGCGGTGGGCATGAGCCGGAAAAACCAGGCGCGTACATCGCGGGGTTAAAAACCGCGATTAAACAGCTTGAAAGTAAAGATAGTTATTATCAAGCGATTAAGGCCAAGGTGGACGCGGCTGGAGCTAAGACACATGAAGAGATTCAGCGCGCGCTTGACCCACCGACGGCAGTCAAATATATTACACTAAAGAAAAAAGCCGAGAGCCTTAAAAAAGAGCTAAAAAAACAGGAGGTCAAATGATAAGTATAATAAAAGCTTTTCAATGTGATTATTGTAACATGATATTTGATACCCGCACCGAAGCGGAGGCGCACGTAAAATACAGGTGTGAGTCAAACCCAAAAAGGAGAGCGTGCGGCACGTGTGGACATCTTATGCCCAGGGGGATACATAAATCCCCATTGTGTGACCAAAAAAATTGCATACAAAGAGCCACAGAGACCGATTGCACGCTCTGGGGGCCCCGGGAATGAGACCTAAAATATGGTTAAAAAAAGAGAAAAAGATGGTTAAAGCTGAGGGGATAAATTGGACACTAAAGTGCGCTTATTATGCGACAAATAAACGTAAAACCGTAATTTACACAGTGGATTTTAAAGACTGTAAATTACTAAAGCCGACAGGGTTAAAATGCAGGGACGGCCATTGGGTTTTTGAAGGCGATGTGCTATGTTTTAAAGCCGATAAGCAGGCTTTAAAGCCAGGGTGGAAAGTCGCCGGTTCTTATGGATTCCATAAAGAAAACGCCGGGGTTGTAATAAGGGAACATGGAGCTTTTTGGATAAAAGCATGCGAAGGATATTTATATAATTTACATAGTGAGCTAAAATATCCGGGACATAAAAAATGGCATAAAATCGGCGATAAATACCAGGGGGCTGAGTATGATTAGACTAAAGAGATTAAAATATTTCCTGAGTTTAGTATGGCGGAAATGGGACACATATCCTAAAAATGGGAAAATAAAAATATATCGTATACCCTGGGCGACCGCCTGGGAAGTAGTGAATATACGTTATCCGAGGAGGTAAAAATGGAATTAAAAGAATTTTCAATCAGTGTGGATGATGGCAATTTCGGTATTATGGTCATAAAGGTCAAAGGATATAACCTGGAAATTAATGGGTTTAAATGTGCTGCTGTGGTAAAAACACGCGAAGGAACACTTATAGAAGAATATTCGATCACTGATTTAAAAACAGGGTATTTAATAGCGATGATTAACGAGAATATTTTTAACAGGTTAAAAAATATAGCAAGCCCGGAAAAGTATAAAGAAGCACAGGAGATAGTACTCAAAGAACTAAAAGAAAGTGAGATTAAAACGCCGGCAAACGAGGTATAAAATGAGATTAGGTAAAAAAATTAAATTTAATATACAGGAAAATCAGTCACTTTTTTATTATAATTATATCCCAATAGAAAAAGATGGATATTTAATAAATTATAAAAATTTTCCTTTTGATTTCGTTTTAGTTTACCCCCATGGAAAAAGCAAATTGTTTACCGTGTCGGAATTTTCTACAGGATGTCGTGTTGATGCAGATACAAATAAAAGGGATGCTGTAATGAGCGCATATTGTATATTGTTGGCGCACAGGATTGAGTTAATACAAAAATATATAGATGGCAATGAAATAATTAATAGGTGGTGAAAAACGAAACAGCTAACAGATTTTAATTTCGACCAGGTGATTACCAGGGATAAGACACTGGTTATAGTTACCGGTCAAAACTGCCGTCCATGCCAGGCGCAAAAGGGAATGATCGATCAAATGGTTGTGTCAGATTGCATAAAAATGAAAAACCAGGTAGGAAAAATTTCAATACCAGTCTATGAGATCAAAGCCGAGCTCAATTCGGGCTTATGTAGAAAGTTTGCGATCCGCAGGCTGCCGACTGTTTTAATCCTGGTAAAAAAAGAAGTTGCATACCATGAGACCGGTACACACACCGACCGCCAGATAATAGAGGCTTTAAACAAAGAATGACCGAGGAGGTAATAAAATGGTAATTGGATGTTTGCCGCAATTTGTACCATTAATAAAAGAAAGAATAAAAACCTTTACAGTGAGAAGGGAGCGAAAAGATGGTTATCGCCCGACCCCTGACAAAACATTAGCCCATTTATATGAGAATGTCCGGCAGCCTAACATGAAATTGATAATTGATCCTCCACCTGTAATTAAGTTTGTATATTCGATAAGTATCGGGCCATGGGCAATAATTTCTGAATATTTTGTAGGGAAATATGACATAGGCGGATGGACTTTATATCGTGATATTCCTAGGCACATGAAATACATAAATGATTTCGCAAAACAAGACGGCCATAAAGATTTCTATGAAATGTTAAGATTTTTCAAAGTAGATAGAGATAACATTTTTAAAGGATTTATAATGGGATGGTGAAAAATGAACGTTTGTGAAGAATGCAATAACGAACGGCTATGCTTTGAGCCAGAACAGGTTGAGGAAATAAAGATTCTTGTAAATGCTGATGGCAATAAAGAGGATAGATGGCTATGCGATGACTGTGCTAAGGAATTAGACTTTCGAGTATGTGAAAATTGTTATAAGGAATGGTGGCATGATTATGCCATCAGCCAATCAGAATTTGAATATTTATTTATGGCTGAGGCTGATAGGTTATATAACAACTTCTTTAACACAACTATCACAAATGATCCAGGAGATGAAGAAAAGGAACAGAGAATAAGAGACTTCATGCTGCATTGTTTCATTTGTGATGAGTGCATGGAAAGAATGAAAGATAAAAATATTGATGAGATTATATAAAAATGAAGATACACAGAAATGAGCTTTATAATATGGATTGCCTTGATTTAATGGACAAGATGCTACCTGAATGTGTTGACCTGGTAGTTACATCTCCACCATATGATAATCAAAGAAAATATGATGGATATAATTTCGAGGTCAAATTGGTGGCGTCTGGGTTATGGAAAATTTTAAAACCAGGTGGGATTATAGTGTGGGTGATTGCCGATAGTGTGAAAAATTACAGTGAATCGCTTACAAGTTTTAAACATGCAATATTTTTTGTAGAGACAATTGGTTTTAAATTAGTCGATACAATGGCTTATGAAAAGGATGGGGGATTGCCACAAAGTGATAGAATTAGATACGAACAGGCTTTTGAATTCATGTTTATCTTTTCAAAAGGACGGCCTAAAACATTCAATCCTATTATGAGAAAAAATATAGATTGTGGGAGACAAAAGAAAGGCGCCAAGTTCTTAGTAGCATCAGAAAGGGATAAATTCAGCAAAGCTGCAAATAAAAAACCTTTGGTAGTTAAAGAAAAGTCAGTTATTGGTAATGTGTGGAAATATGGGACCGGTTATCGCAAATCAGCTACAGACAGAATTGCCTTTAACCATCCTGCGGTTTTTCCTGAAAAATTAGCTCATGACCATATAGCATCATGGAGCAATCCGGGGGATTTAGTTTACGATCCGATGGCGGGATCGGGCACTGTGATAAAGGCAGCAATTAGCCTAAATAGAGAGTGGATCGCATCTGAGATAAGTAAGGAATATTGTAGGGTCATAAAACAGAGATTGTCTCGATTGATTGTGATAAGAGAACCCAGGGAATTAATCGAAACCAAAAAAAGGAGGATATAAAATGGATAAAATTCGTTGTATAGTAGTCAATCCATCTGAGAAATACCCGGATGGGTTGATAAGGATTAATCATTGTTTTGGTTGTGTCTCACACGAAATTACAGACCATAAGATCGACAGAAAACAATGGTGTTATTTGTTGCAAAGAATATATAGATGCCCATATGATGATAAAAGAATTAAAATTAAAGATAGCGATCAAATACTTTCCAAATGCCCCCTCCCTCTATATGACAGGATGCGATGGTATGGGCCGGAGGAAGTGCCGGAAGAGAACAGAGATGTTGAGATAAAATTAAATTTTCCAAATATAAATGAAAATAAAGATTATATAATTAGGATAGGATTTTATGAAAAAAAATCAAACACATGGACATTACATGATTCCGGCCAAATGACAGAAATGGATTGTGTGTTTAGCGTGGTAGAACAAATCATCTTCTGGAGGTATTTATGAATTTAGAAGGATTTAGAGAATGGCTTGACAGGCTCATTGTATATTGGTCAAACCCGGACCGGTTAGTGATAACTACAGACCTGGAAAATGAGTTAAAGCAAGTAAAAGACAAGCTGGAAAGGGTTGAATCCAATGAATGGATAAACCCTAAAGGGCCGCCCAAATCTAACAAGCCAATTATTATAATTTTAGACGGATTCTATGACCCCATATTTAAAGAATATTATTATATAAGCTTAGGGCAGATGATAAAATTAGAAAAACCAAAAGGGTGGATGGAGATTCCAAAATGAGGGCGCAAAAATTTAGAGAATGGCTTGTTAGGCTTATCAATCAATATGATAGATGGCAGAATGAAGCGGATATAAACAATAATCCTGTGCTTTCAAACTTAAGGAAAGTTCAAAAAGAAATAGCAGAAGAAATTGAAACTGAATTCGATACAGTCAAATTCCCTGAGTGGGTAAGCCCGGACAGGCCACCGGATACAACAAGAGATATTTTTATAAAAATTAGATTAGTAGATAAAAAACAAAATTCCGTAGTGATGGGCTATTATGATTGTGAAAAAAAATTGTGGACGGACATGAATGATAGGCCAATAAAAGATTATGGATTTATAAGAATTCTTAGCTACATGGAGATTCCAGAATGAAGATTGAATTTGAAATATCAAAATCAGAGATGTTAAAATTGAGACCGTTGCTGAGGCGATTTTTTAAGCCTAAAAAAGGAACTCCTATTGCAAATTTATTTTTAGGTGCAGCCGAAACAATTGCAGCCTATCAAGCTCAAGAAGATTTTATAAAATGGAGGGATGAAAATAAAAAATGACGTTTATTACTGTATTTATTGTAAGTTGATTATGCAGGTACTTGCCAACAATCCACACATTAAAGTTGACAAAATAGGGGATTTAAACTAATATGATAGCATGGTAGCAAATAAGACAAGCCCACGACGGCGAGGCCGAGCATCGAAATTTTGCGGGATTGACCTGGAACTGGTTTGCAGTCTGGCCGAGCTTGGCGCGACCGACAAACAGATTGCAAGTGCTCTAAAAATATCCGTTCGGAGTGTAAACAAATATAAAAAAATTTATCCTGATTTTTCGCAGTCCATAAAAAAAGGGAAAGACCTGGCCGATTCAGAGGTTAAGCGTTCGCTATTTCAGCGCGCCAAAGGCTATGAGTGGGAAGAGACCAAGACTGTAATAATTAAAAATTTAGCCGGGAAAGTAACCAGGAAAGAGATCACAAAAACAGCAAAATTTATACCAGCGGACACGGCAGCGGCTTTTATCTGGTTGAAAAATCGCCAAAGCTGGAAAGATCGACCAGGGGAAAATGATGTTGCAAATTGGGTAGAAATATTAAAGCAATTTGCGGCAGTCATGAAGGATGACCAGACCGCAGGGGTACAAAAATAATGAAATTTCCAGAGCGGCTTATAAATTTAACTCCAGTCCAGGCGACATTTTTACATGACTGCCACCGGTTTGTAGCACTGCCTGCGGGTCGGCGGTCACGTAAAACACTTATTGGAAAGCGCAAGATATTAATAGCAGCGCTCGAAACACCGGAAAGCCGGTACTTTATGGGAGCGCCGACAGAACGCCAGGCCAAGGCTATATACTGGGATGATTTATTACGCGACACATGGTTATTTAGAAGCGAAAAAAATGCCACGGACTTATTTGTCAAGCTTAAAAATCATTCTGAGATAAGAGTTGCGGGGCTTGACAAGCCAGAACGTATTGAGGGAGTCCCCTGGGATGGTTGCCTTATAACAGAGGCGGGGAACCTGCGCCCGGATGCCTGGAGCGCACACGTACGGCCAGCGCTTGCAGACCGCGGAGGGTTTGCGATACTGGAGGGTGTCCCGGAAGGGCTTAACTGGTATTATGATATTTGCTTATTTGCAGCCGGTGGGACATTACCGGTTACAATACCGGGCGGGGTTTACCAGGAAAACCCGGAAGTGCCGGACTGGGTTTACTACTCCTGGTTTTCTTCCGATGTCCTTAACCAGGCCGAGATCGAGGCCATGAGAAATGAGCTTGACGGCCGGACATTTCGACAGGAGGCTGAGGCATCTTTCGAAGGTTACGGTGGTAAAGCATACCACAGCTTTGGGCGGCATAATTTGAAAATGGTCGAATATAATGACGCCGCCCTGGTAAGCGTCGGCATGGATTTTAACGTTAATCCCATGACCGGCACGCTCTCGCATATATATAACGACGAGGTGCATCAATTTGGAGAAATATACCTGCCGCATAGTAACACGCCGGAAATGATAGAAGAGATAGAGTCATACGAAGGTGGCTGGAATGGCACTGGGAAAAAGATCACAAAAGGACAGGTGGTGATTTATCCTGATTCGACCGGTCGCGCGGCGAGCTCGAATGCGACCGTATCTGATATAGGATTACTGGAAAGGGCTGGTTTCCGCGTGTCTGCCAGGCCTGCGAATCCAAGACAAAAAGATAGACTAATGTCTGTCAACTGTATTATGAAATCAGTCAGCGGGAGGGTGCGATATTATGTCAACCCATCTACCTGCCCGCGTACTATACGCGACTATAACAAAGTAGGGCGTGAAAACGATGGACGGGTGAAAAAAGATAAAGAAGCGCTTGACCTGGGTTTAACTCACATTTCCGATGCAATCGGTTATATGATATACTATCATTTCCCAGTTAAGCGCGGTACATTTATGGAGGTATAAAAATGAAGAAAAGTAACGGTTTTACTAAGGGAACAGAAGAGGCTTTTAATATTACATGCCCTATATGTAAAAAAAAATTAGTACCAACACGGGTTGAATGTGATGACGGCAGCGGATGGACGTATGGTTATACATGCGACTGCAATAAAAAGTTAAGGGATGAATATTTTAAAATAGTGGAGGTATAAAATGGCTGAGATATTAGAAAAATCAAGCTGGTTTCAAGACCAGTCAATCGCTGTGATACAAGCGAGCTTCCGGGGTAGTTTTCTCGCGGATGAAGAGTCCCGGATGACCGCTGCCGAAAACAGATTGAGAATACTCTGGGATGATTTCGCCGACCTGGTAAGCTCCAAGGTGAAAACAATAGTGGATAGCGATACCTGGTTGAACCCAGAGACTGAAAAAGGGCTAAAGGATTACATCGACGTATCAAATAATGTGTACAAAGCGATAATTAAACAGCTTGCGATGCTGTATAAGAAAACGCCTATCAGAGAGTTTTCAGATAATGAAGAAAGATTTAATGAGATATACGGCATTCGCGAGCGCAGCGGGGTAAAAACTTCTCTCTTCGATTCTAAATTCCGCAAAGCTAACGAATACGTCCAGGCGGTCAATGATGTATACTTGTATTTTGTGTACAGGGATGATCGTATCGATATCGATGTGCTGACGCCTAACAATTTACATATAATCGCCGATAAAGACAACCCGACCAAACCAGAGTTTATAATGATTAAGCGGAGCCTTGACATGATAGCTATGGAAGAGTTCAGAACCCAGGGTGAAAATTATTATATAGTTTGGTCAAAATCAGAGCATTATTATCTTGTTGAGCGCGGGGGAATTTGGGTACGTGAGGCGATAGATGGAAATGAAGATATGATAAACCCATACGGGATTTTACCTTTTGTTGGGATCCATAAAAGCGACAATGAAACTATGTGGAATGAAACCGAGGGTGCGGACCTTTACGAACTCGGTATTTGGGTTGCTGTGTT